GGAAAGATTTTAAGAAATACAGAAACAGGTGTAACAGCCTACTGTGTAGATGTGTTGGAGGAAAAAGTAGAAAAGTGGGAAGAAATTGAAGATACTGAAAAAATAGAGGAGGAACAATAATATGGCAACAAAAACCGAAAATCTGAACTTAACTAAGCCAGCACAAGGCGACGAATATAATGTTGATGATTTTAACAATAATTTTAATTTGTTAGATGAGTTCGCTGGCACGAGCCAAAAAAATGTAGAAAATTTAAACGACACAGTAACGAATCACAGGCACAACTTAGAAGACAGTAAGATTGTAGGGATATTGCCATTGGCTAAAGGTGGCACAGGGGGAACAACTAAGGAAGAAGCTTTGCAAGAATTGGGAATTGATGTTCTCCTTAAAGGTAAAGCTAATACTAACCATAATCACTCACCAGAGGAAATTACAACAACACAATTTAAAGATTTTGTAACAAAAGAGGAAAAAGAAAAAATTAAAGCTGTAAATTTGCACTATTTTACTGTTGCAGCATATAACACAAGCAACAGTTTAAAGACCTATGCCAATATCACATGCACCGGAGAAGACGATACAATAACTTTGCAAAACTATATTAACAATGCCCCTGCTGGAAGTGTAATATATCTGCTTCCAGGAAAGTATTATCTTAAAAATCCTTTAAGGTTAAATAAAAGTATAACCATATTAGGGGCTGGAGCTGAAAGTAGCATTGTAAACACAAGTGGAGGGTATATATTCTCTATAATGAATTCTTGTGTTAGAATTAAAGATTTGCAGCTAATTAGGAACCCTAATACAACAAATATAAGCAATCACCCTATGATAGAATTTTATTCAACAACAAACAATATTATTTCCGATGTGGAAATAAAAGGCTGTTTGTTCGGTTGTAAAAATATGGATAAAAAACAAGAAGCTATAATAGGAGTATTTAATCCTATTGAGTTAAAAAGTCTAACGCAAATTAGGATATTAGAAAATACTTTTTTGGGAGAGGACTATATAGGTGATACTATAGATTTTTCTAATGTAGAAAATAGTTTATCATGCGTAATAGGAGCGAATGTAAGTAGCAATGGCATTAAGATTAAAGCTAAGAGTACAACATCAATTTGGACGTATGGTCAGAGAACAATATTATTATAGAGGTGATATAAAATGGAAAAGATTTTTAATGATTTTTCAGTTGTAGGGGCATTTATAGGAGGAATTTTATCCTTTATATTTGGTAAACCAGATGTGCTTATTTATGCCCTTTTAGGTCTTAGTGTTATTGATTTTATAACAGGACTTATAAAGGCTGTTTATACAAAAACTCTTTCAAGTGAAATATGCTTTAAAGGACTTTTGAAGAAAATAACTATTTATTTGGTAGTTGCAACTGCTGTTATTGTAAACAATGTAATAGGTGGCAATATTCCATTGAGAGAGGTAGTAATTACTTTCTTCATATGTAATGAGGGCTTAAGCTTGTTAGAAAATGTTGCTGTTATGACACCAGTACCGGAACAGTTAAAAAATGTTTTATTACAGTTGAGAGATAAAAACGGGGGTGATGGATATGATAACAATAAGTAAATATCCTGCCTTGCGTTATAACTATGGCAATACTAGAGCATTAAACACAATAAAGTACATAGCAATTCATTACACAGCAAATGACGGCGATACAGCTTTAAGTAATGCTAAATACTTTTCAAAAGGAAACAGAGGAGCTTCTGCACATTACTTTGTAGACAGCAACAACATTGTGCAATCTGTAGAGGATAACTATGTTGCGTGGTCTGTAGGAGGTAGTAAGTACAGCGACTGTTTGAAAACTGGTGGTGGCAAGTTTTATGGGATATGCAACAACAGTAACAGCATAAACATTGAAATTTGCGATGACATTAAGAATGGCAATATATATCCAACAGAAGCTGCAATAAGTAATGCTATAGATTTAGTTCGTAGCCTTATGGAGAAATATAATATTAGCAGTAATAATGTTATAAGACATTTTGATGTAAACGGTAAAAGATGTCCAGCTTACTGGTGTGGAGATAGTCAAAAAAACGCAAAGTGGCAAGAGTTTAAAAATAAACTTACAATAAAAAAGGAGGAACAGGAAATGGTTACAGAAGGTAAGGCTGTTGTAAACGGCAAAGAATACAAAATTGATAGAATACTAAAAGACGGAAACAACTACATTAAAGCTACAAATTTTAGAAATATGGGCTTTGATGTAGCTTACGATGCAGATACAAAAATGTTAAAAATCACAAACAGCCTAACAGAAGTAAAAATAAATAGTAAGGGTAAGTCTGTTGGAGTAGGTGCTGTAAATGTAAATGGATATAACTACATATCCGTTAGGGAACTTTGTAATATTTTAGGGTTGGAAATAAGCTATAACAACGGTGAAATAGATATAAAATAAGGAGTATATGTCATGACTGCTATATATGTAACAGGAATAAACGAATTACATAAAGAAATGAACAATATTTGCAAAGGTTACGATAGCAAAGTGTCAACTATGCTAAAAAAAGAGGGTATAAAGTTAAAAAACAAAGTTAAAATGACTGCTAACGAAAGAATAAAAAAGAGGACTGGACATTACTTAAAAGGTATTACCGTACAAAAGCCGTATCAATATCACAAAGAAAATGAAAGTAAAACTAAAGATTCTATTAAAGTATACGGTAAACATGGTAAGGGATTAGCTAATCATACACATTTAATAGAAGATGGACATACAAAATGGTTACGAGGGATAAACACAGGGGAAAGGGTGCGAGAATTTTACATCTATAGAGATTCTGGAAAGGCGTACCAATCTGAATTTGAGCAATCATGTAATAATTTCGTAGACAAATTACTATTGGAATTGAGATAGGAGGTAAAACAATGCTATTCCCTGAACTTTCTGAATTTTCAACAGAAACAAAGAATACACAAAATGGTATAGATTTTTTATTCATAAATGGACAACATAAAATAAAAAGCAATGGGGACCTAGAAGAATGCACGCAGACAGAAGCATTGGGACAATGGATAGCGAAAACTGTTACTACTGCACAAAATGCCTATGAGGTATATACTAAAGGCGAAAGTACTGTTTTTGGAACAAACATAGAAGAACATTTAGGAATTAAAAATAGGAGCTATTGGCTGAGCGAATTACAAAGAGAAATTACCGAACAACTTTTAAGTAACAGTTTTATAAACAATGTAAGCAATTATAATGCAACGTTTAATGGGCGTGAAGTTTATATTAGCTTTACTGTTGCAACCACTGACGGTTTAGCAATAGAGTACAACAATAGAATTTAGAGAAGGTGGTAGAATGTTAAAAAGTTGTTCTTACTGTGGAAAAATACACCCTAAAGGTTATGTTTGTCCTTCTAAGCCGAAAAAGAAATACAATAAAAAATATAGTTATAAAGATAGGGACGAAGAAAGTGTTAAGTTTAGAAGAAAAAATAAATGGAAAATAAAAGCAGAAAAAATAAAAGAAAGGGACCAGTGGTGTTGTTTAGTTTGCCTTTCCGGACTATACGGAGATAAAAAAATTACATACAGAAATTTAGAAGTCCACCATATTGAAAAATTAAGAGATAATATAGATTTAGGTTTAGAAAATAATAATTTAATTACACTTTGCCCCACCCACCACCGAATGGCTGATAAGGGCGAAATACCTAAAAGCATGTTAAAACAATTAATACCAAAAGAAAAGGAAGAAAACTATGTTTACTGATGTAAAAATTTATTTCTCTGTTAATAATGGAGAAGAAGTACTTGTATTGCCTATTACTCCAGCCACCCTGCCTGAAATAGTACAAACTTTTGACAATCAAACATTTACAACAAACAGCCTAGATTTAACATTAATAGGAAATAGAAAAAGTAAAACAATAAATACAGAATTCTTATTGCCAATTAATAAAAATTACAGAAGCATACAACCTGATGCTAACAAAGATGGAAAGATTTACATAGATTTTTTTGAGAAATATATAAAAGAAAAGTTACCTTTAAGATTAGTAATTACCGAAGGAGAAAAAACTTTACTTAACATTGCTATAACTATAAATAAATTCACATATAGCTACGACAAAAAGAAAGATATAATTTGTGCTTTAGAAATGACTGAATATATGTTTACACAAAAGCAAGCAGAAAACACAGCAAAATATAATTGGACAGATGTTACAATAAAATACTGTGGAAGTGGTTACAAAACAAAAGGAGCAAATGTAAACGGACACTGGTTGTTAAAAGAACGAAAAGTATTAGAGCTAATGGGCTATGATGTGACTTGGAACGCAGATGAAAAATCTATTTACATTAACGGTGATTACATGGTTAAAACGGAACACACAATACTAGATAGTTCTGCGTATTGTTATTTGTATAAGTTAGGGGAAGAATTAAATTTTGCAGCTGGGTATGACAAGTCAAAAAACATTATTACAATAAACAAGAAATGGGATTGGACAGAAATAACAATAATGAAAAACAACAAAGGAGTAGAAGTTTGGGCAAGCAACGATTTAGGGCATTATATTGTGCAAGCTAAACCGTTACTGGAGCTTATGGGCTATGATGTGACTTGGAACAGCTCCGAAAAAGCAATCTATTTAGATGGTTGGATAAAATTGCAAAGCAAATTAATAATAATCAACGGTGTTAGCTACGCATATTTATACCAAATTTGCAACGAACTAAACTTTACTTCTGAATACGACATAAAAGCTCATAAAGTTACAATAGAACAACATATTTGGACAGAAATTACAGTAAGATACAACCATAAAGGTTACGAAGTGTGGGCAAGTAATATCGACGGACATTGGTTAGGACAAATAGGTCCTATCCTTTATACAATGGGGATAGAGTACAAAGAAAAAGAAGGTACATACTGTGTAGGAGAACAGGCTATTAGGACGCAAATTCACAAGAAAAATGATGGTTATTACTGTTACATTTATCAGCTGTGTGAAGAATTTAATTTTACTGCTGAATATGACGCTACTAAAAAATATATCTATCTGAAAAAAAAGGAGAAATAATATGTATTACAAAGAAGCAAATGAAATACAAGAACAGTTACTCGAACAAATAGACGACAAGTACAGCAAAGTGAAAGGCTGTTGGTTGTGGGAAATTCTTAAAGCTGTAAGCTGTGCAATAAGTGATTTAACGGCACAAGAAGAAGAAATTGCAAACAAATTATGCGTAGACAATTTAGCTGGAGATGATTTAGATAATTATATCGAAAATTGGAGTTATATAACACGCAAGGGGATTACGCAAGCAAATGGATATGTAACATTTACAGCAAAAAGTACACGATACGGTACAGTAGAAAGCGGTACTATAGTAAGTAATGGGAAAATTAATTATATAACAACAGAAACAGGGAAAATTACAGAAAAGGGCGGGAATGTAACAGTCCCTATAGTAGCAGAAGAATATGGGGCAGATGGAAACACAGATATTGGTACAGTAAATAACATAATAACAAGTATAGATTTTATTTCTTCGGTTTATAATTATAATGCCATTACAGGCGGAGAAGATGAAGAAACCGATGACGAAGTAAGAGGGAGATATAAAGAGGCTATGAAAAATATAGCTAATGCTGGCAATACTGCTTTTTATGAAGAATGTGCTAAAAGTATTACAGGTGTTGGCAAGGCTTATTGTATACCTTGTCCTGACGGTATAGCTGGTACGGTAGATTTATATATTGCTAATGCAGAAGGACAACAAGTTACAAACGAAGTATTAAAAAATGTACAAAACTACATAGACCCTACTCAATCAGGTGATGGAGCTGGGATAGCTCCAATTGGAGCTGTTTGTACAGTTAAAAATCCCTCAATCGAAAGTGTTGAAGTTGAGGGTTATATAACATTACAAGAGGGTTATTCTGTAAGTGATGTAGAGAATACAATAAAAAGCTCAATAAACAAATATCTACAAGAAGCTTTCGATGAAAAAATCATACGCTATCAAAGAGTAGGTAAGTGTATTATTGATACTGAAGGTGTAAAAGATTTTAATGAGTTAGAAATAAATGGCGAGGTTACAAATATAAACATTACAGGTGTAAAAATATTTACATTAGGAAGATTGACATTGAAAGAAGATGATTAAATGATAAATCTAGCAGGAAAGTTAAAGCATAAAGTCGATGTGTATGTTAGAGTACCTTTTATTGATGATGTAGGGGCAACTGATTACAAATATAAGAAAATTAAATCTATATGGTGTATGATTACTCCAATCCAAAACAGAACAATTAAAACTGATAACACAGGAATGACAAAAGTTTCTGAAACAATAAAATTCACAATGCGTATTAATGCTATAGCAATAAAACCAGATATGTATTTTATTTATAAAAAACAAAGATATGATGTTGATTATGCAATACCATTCTTTAAGAGTATTGACATACAAGAAGTTTACACGAAATTAACTGTTGAAAATGATACAAATGCAGGGGAACAAATATATGGCTATTAATCTAATAGATAAAATGCACGAAATGTACTTATGTGATAGAGTTACGATAGATATAACAAAAACATTAGATATTATTTTACAAGAACAAGAAAAAAATTTGACAGACATTGAAAAACAAAATCTGTTGAATTATGCAACTTGGTTTTTAGAAAATATTGAAAAAGATTTAGGAATTGCAGAAAAAGAAATCACAGAAAAAAGTAGACGAAATACAGTAAGACAAAGGCTGTTGACAAGGAGCAAGGTTACCTTAAAAGGAATAAAACAAATATGTAGCGATTATTTAAACAATTATAATGTAGAATATATGCCTAAAAAATATATCGTACATATTATATATGGAGAAATTACAGAAGAAAAGCTAAGAAAATTACAAAAAATGCTAAGAGCGTATATACCAGCACATATTTTAATCACTTATAGTAATTATGCTAGGACGCATAAAGAATTAAGTTCATTTACACACAAAAAATTAAGTTCATTTACACATCAAGAACTAAGGGAAAAAGATAGTCTTGAGGGGTCTATCCCAAAGTTTGTGTAAACCTCTAAACTGATGTATAATAAAAATAGTCAGTTTGGAGGTTTTTATT